AAGCCAGTGCCGACATTTGCGCTGAAATGGCTCGCGATGTTTTGGAACAAGCCGAGGGTACAAAGGAGGAGATCATGCGCGCTCGTGAATTGTCACAATATTATAAGTGGAAGGCTGCCAAACTTGCGCCAAAACAATACGGTGATAAACTCGATGTCACTACCGATGGGGAGAAGATTAACGCGACTGTGCCAAACATTGTGGTGAATACTGCCTGCAAAACTGCGTTTGCTTCGAGTGAGAACGATGTAGATTCAGAGAAGAAAGGACAAGCCTAAGACCTATAGAAGTGGGTGTAAACTCCATACCGGATTGAATCCATCAAATGGTTGTACTGATCTATTGGGGTGTTGAGTGATTTGCCTGTCAAAGGATCCTTGGCCCACATATATTTTGTTTTCTCAATATGTAGGTTCTTGCTCGATGCGGTGTAGAACACATTATGTTCGTGAAGCTTTAATATTCCGGCATTGATAGATCCCTGACCTTTCCGAGCAGCATAAACCCGAAGTCCTAACCTATTTAGTTGCGCCACCATGTCAGGGTCATGCTCTGAGTAAATGTTTTGAGTAGTCGAATAGCCATTGGCTAAAAACATTTGCTTCAACTGGATAGGTGCTATACCTGGTGTGTAACATAATTCATGAACGTAAAGGTTATTGGCAACCCGACACAATTTAACTGCTGCTGTAGGGTCGTTAGTATATCCAAAGTCTAAACCATAAAAACAAGGCTCTTGCTTGGGCCACAAACTATCGTCAATCATCTGCCAATTGGGGAAAATCAACCCCTGTACGTTACCTGTCAACCCTCTTGCATAAACCTTCCACAACTCCACATCCTTGATACCCTCAATCTCCTTGTGCTGCTCATCGCTTAAGAATGGATTATGCCTATGGTCCGATATGTTCAGTTCCACACCCGGCTGACCTATTACCGATTCATGCGCCCAAAACTGCGCAGTAGGGTTGTAGTCAAGTATCGTTTTTTTCCTCGTTCTGATGTTAAGTTGCCAATACATCAGGTAAGGAATGCCATTCGCCTCGTTGATAAATAGGTAGTCACGCTTTCCGCTCTTTGCATCTTGCTCCGAATCGTAACTGGTGAATTCAATTAGCGACCCGTTGTTAAAAAGTATTGTCCTGTCTGATCTGTTCCAAAAGCGAACGAAAGTCCTGAGAGAATCCGAACCATTAAATATTGTCTCAGCGTCACGCAATGCACCCTTTTTTAAGTTGGGGATGTCCTGACCTACAACTGTAATGACTGAGCCGGGCTCCTGAATGGCCTTATAGTATAACCATTGTATTGTGGAATAGGTCTTGCCACTCGATGTTCCTCCCTGCAGCACGGTAATTCGTGCCGTGGATTCATTCAAGAACATAAATAAGGGAGAGGTATCAAACATAGTGGTCAGTTATCGTTAGAAGTCAGCTGAACCCAATCCCAATTCCCTTTCGAGAATCTTGATTGCTTGCTTCTTATCTAAAATACCGCCTTCCACCGCCTGAGTTAATGAGGCCACTATAGATTCAATTGCCTGCATGCCTTTCAACTTGTTCTCTTTCAGGATGCTCAAATGCTCAAAAGAACACATCAACTCCTCGTTAGGCTTCAATCCAAGAAATGGCGTAAGGGATTGTACAAACTTCTCAGCTTGAGGTATAATAGTATCTTGATAAGTTTGAACGATACCGGCCCGAAGATTTTCATAGGTCGTGTTGGTGAGGAATATTTGTGGGTTAATAGCATACGCATTACAAATAGCCACCAAATTGGCGTTTCTATCCTCAATGATCAACAGATCCTTTGAAGGTATAACCATGCTTTGAAACTTCACAGCTGTGTTAGAAAGCACAATCTTACGTTGGTGAGGTGAAATACCATAGTCTTGGGTGTACTGCTCCTCCATCTGCTTTCTATCCTCCGGAGATAGGTTGGTAGGTCCGAAACCTTCTTTGCCAGGTTCAGGAGATATAAGACCTAATGCACCTCCATGGTTGTAGATGGCATTGGTACGCTCATAACCTGCCTTAGTATTGCTCAATGGCCATTGAAGCGAAGCAATTGGAGACTTACCAATAATAGGGTTGTTGATGTCATTAATCCTGGTAAACATCACCTCGGAAGTTGGTAAAGTCATTCCCTTATCCATAAAAGTCATTCCACCTACAGATAGGGTATTGATGAAATGAAAGTATTGTACTATCCCTTCAATGCTGATTTGGTCGAATATCTTACCAGTTAAGTAAGGTTGAAGGTTGAATGCTGATATGTTCCAAAGGGCCATCGGTGTTTCTTTGCTTTTAACCTTATTTCTGTACATGAATTGATTGCCATATACGAGAAGTTGCTGCCGATATTCAATAAGCCATTGGTTCTGCGAGGCTAAACAATTTGGGTTATCAAGCAGTGGCAAAACAGGGTGATTTTCAATTATTTCCTTGGAAATCTTATCCCTAACGTAAATCTTCATGTTCGAGAACATCGAAGCATCGCGATCAATAACCGCCCGCAGTTCGGGTATGGTCATATACAACTCATAAAGGTTGACAATTGGAATCCATATAGGACCCTGTTGACCCAAAAGGTAAGAGTTGCTAAAAATGTTATTCCTTGAAAAAAGGCTTTGAAGGAATTTTGGTATAAACTTGTTCAGGTTGAGTGTAGTGTCGAGTGAAGCCATTTTAGGAACCCTTTCTGTAGGTTAACAAAAAATATTTCTCAAATGTAATTATATTCTGTAACAAATTATTTTACATTTGTAACGTTACTTTTGTTTATTGCATAAGAAGCAATCACAAAAAACATGAAAGAGACGATATATAAGTCATGCAGTTTGTCCATTAAGGACAAGGATTTGTCAAAGGGTATAGTTCAATTCTATGCTTCTACCTTTGGCACATCACCAAAGGACATGGATTCTGATGGGGACATCGTGATGCCAGGTGCATTCGCTAAGACCCTTAAGGAAAACAAAGGCAGACTAAAGCACCTCTACAACCATTGGAAGACCATCGGCACAGTTAAAGAGGCTGTTGAGGACGAAAAAGGGCTATTGATCACCTCTCAACTTGCAAAAGACAAAGCAGGAAACTTTTCTTCTGCTGCCAACGATGCGCGCATAGAATACGAAGCAGGCGTTATCACGGAACACTCCATGGGATTTCGCATTGTTAAATCAGACTTCATGGAAGACCCTGACAATGAGAACGTGAAATGTCAAGCGATTAAAGAAATTCGCCTTTGGGAAGTATCGAGCCTTGATAAGTGGGGTGCAAATGCCAACACTCCTACCGTTGGGATGAAGTCTTTAAACCACTCTAACGTAAAATCGCTCATTGACGAACTTGATGCGCTTAACAAAGCCATCGTTAAAAAATCGAGATATACTGAGCAAGAGATAATCAAATTGCTCAACAGATCCACTCGAATAAAGAGACACCTAAAATCACTCCAAGGGAAAGCGAAGCCGGGTAAAACCACTTCGGTGAAATCGGAGCCGATCAGTAGCATAGATTACAACTTTCTTTTGGACAACCTGAAAAAACCTTAAAAATGAAAAAGAAAACATTTCCTGCCTCATGGTTAGGCACCAAAGTAACCGCCCAACACGAATTTAATCGTGCTTATCGCACTGAGGGTGAAGAAGCAAAGAAACAAGCTGAATTGCTTGCTAAAGTAAAAGAAGCTGGAGCAGAAGGCTTTAAAGAGAAAGCTGCTGAGTTAGCTTCTAAACTTACTGCTTTGGAGGCAAAAGATGCAGAAGCGAGCAAATTGGTTGAAGCATTGAAAAACAATTTGGCTTTAGTTGAAGCTGAGTTGAAAGCCTTTAAAGAAAAAGGTGGTGAGTTAAGCCCATTGGCTAAGTCAATCAAGTCTCAAATCACCGAGCAACTTGAAGCTAAAAAAGCTGATTGGGAAAACTTCAAGTCAAAAACCTCTAATGGTTTTGGTTTGAAAATCAAGGCTGCATCAAACATGTTGGAATCTTCTAACATCAATTCGGTTGGTGCAACCAACTCTTATATTCCAAAACCTGACATCCGTCCTGGTTACATTGATTTGGTTCGTAACCTTCCATTGATCGAGCAATACGCTAATGGTGGTGCGACTTCATCTGCTTTGATGGTTTGGGTTGACAAGTACAACGCACAAGGAACTGCTGCTGCAACTGCGGAAGGTGTTTCTTTGCCTCTTGTGTCTGCTGCCATTAAAACCGAAACTACCCAAGCGGTATTAGAAGGTGCATACATCACCGTGTCATTGCAAATGTTGAACGACATCGACTTCATGGCAGCCATGATCGAGCAAGAGTTGATGTACAAGGTTAACATCCAAGTGGATAACGACCTTTTGAGTGCAACTGGTGGCGCAAATGCCTTGAATGGTATCTTGAACTACGCAGTAGCATTTACTTCAACTGCTATCGCAACATCAAATCCAAACAACTTTGATGCTATCCGCGCGGTGATTGGTCAACAACGTTCATTGAACTTCTACCCAACTCATGTGTTCATCAACCCAATTGATGCTGCTAACATGGATGTGGTGAAAGATTTGTACGGTCGCCCAATTGCGCAAGAGTACAAACAAATAGGTGCTGATGGTCAAGAAACCATCTTCGGTTTGAAAAAAGTTGAATCTCCTCAAATCGCTGCCGGCACTTTCTTGGTAGCTGACATGAGCAAGTTCTTTGTATTCAACTACGAAGCATTTGAGATTCAATACGGTTGGGTGAATGATAATTTGATCAAAAACTTGATCACCATCACCGGCCAACGTCGTTTGCACTCATTCGCTTCATTGAATCATCTGAATGCGTTTGTGACTGGTTCTTTTGCAACAGTTAAGGCTGCCATAGCACCTGCTCCATAATCGAATAGGGGAGGCTAAAAACCTCCCTTTTTTTACCAATAAACTAATCAATAACCTTAATAATTAATCAAAATGGCAAAAGAAATCAATCCCGAAAACGAAGCACAGTTGAAAAAAAACAATGTTGTAGAGGTAATCAATGGTCGTGACCTTGACGAGTTTACCTGGACTGCTGCTGCTGCTGACTACTTTGGAACAAAAGGCCAAAATGGTAAGACTGTTTCGCCTTCTATTCAGCACAAGGAAGGTAAAGTTGACTATGGTCATCCAATCGTAGTTGATAAGTTTGAAGCTGCTGGATGGGCAAAGCGTACCGGAAAAGAAATCCGTAAGCCTATGCCTGAGCCCGAAGCTACAGACAAATAAAATTTTGAACCAACCATTAAAAATCTAAAAAGCCAATGAAAAAGCTATTTTCTTTCTCGCTAATTGCCCTGTTGTTTATTTCTTTAAAATCCGTAGGTCAGAATAACACGAAAGGTTATTTCACCAGTACCTATGGTAACTATACCGATACCATCACCAATACAGGCAATAACTCGGTGTCAGTTCATTCTCAACATTTTGGAAGTACCGTTACTATCCAAGCAGTTTTGACCAAGATAAGCGGTACACTCGCTTATTCTGCATCACCAATTCAGTTGCAAGCTTCATTGGATGGTACCAATTGGTTCAACTTAGCAGGCGATAGTATTCACGTTGTTGATGGTGCTTCTGTATCAGGGATATTTGTCTTGAAGAATAACCCTTACAGCTACTATAGATTGACCTACACTGGTGCCGGAACGATGTCTGCAACTTTGTCGGGAACAATTTGGATAGATGCACCAAGCGGATTGACTGTTGGTATTTACCATCCATTGTCAACTTATGGTAATACCTCAGACACAATAACCAATACTGCAACTAATTACTTGGTTCAGCGTGTACAAGGTTCATATAAGACTGTTACCATTCAGCCAATAGTTGCCAAGATAAGCGGAACGCCTGCAGGAACCATAACCTTGCAAGGATCTGTTGATGGGATCAACTACTCTACTGTCTCAACAGCATATCTTTCCAATTTGGGAAACTATGGTAGTGGAGGAGCAGCGACATATTCGGTGACCAATACAACCACTCAATCAACTGGCTTTGTGGTTATCGGAAATCCATATCAATATTACAGATTAGCTTATGCCGGGTCAGGTACGATGTCATGCACGTTATCGGCAAACGTACTACCAAGTAGGTAATAATAACGGAGGGCAACGTCCCTATAGCAATATAGGGGAGGTGTTCGTGGCATTTCGATTTATGCGCCCTCTGTCAATGGGTAAAAACAAAAAGCAATGGGCGTATTAATTTCATCAGCAAATTTTACAGGCAAATGGGCTATTCCTAATCAGTCTTTTGGTGTTCTTGACCAATGGATCAATGATCGCGAGGAGGATTATCTTAATGGCCTATTGGGAGCTGCCATGTATGCTGACTTCAAGTCCACTTTGACAGGTTCACCGCAAGCACCGCCGCCTACTTCTGTAGGTTATTACGCGGTTTATAACCCTTTTGCAGTGGATTACGGATCAAAAATTTACAAATCTAAAGGGCTTGTTAAAATGCTCATGGGCTTTATCTTCTTTGATTACATGAAGGAGTTGAGGTTTAAAAACACTCAAAATGGTCAGGAAGTAGCCAAATTGGACACTGGCAATACTGTGCAAGTGGGAAATCTTTATAGCTATTTGAACGAGGCCACAAATACCTATCAGGCTATTCAGGCCTATATCCAAAACATTCACCCGGAGCAGTTCAGCACGACCATTGAGTTCAATGGTCAGTATAAAAGTGTGGGTATTTCAATATTTGGCTAATGAACTTGGAAGTAAGCAAATCTACCTACGAACTTTTGCAGCCAATAATCAATCAGATTAATGGCACTTGCAATATTACCGCAGTTCAGTCCAATGCTGATGGATCCTTCACCCTTTCGATTTGTAACACCCTTTGGGCCACCAATGGATTTATTGTTTCCATGCAGGGAAATCAATACACCATCGTTTCTTTCGTCCCAAATCAATCTATTACCGTTTTACCCTTAATAAGCGGAAATACCCCTACAATAGGCTCATTTACCCTTTACGCTCCTAAATTCTACCATGGCACTATCAATGCCACCCAAACCGACCTGTCGGTACCTGATGACACTTTCAATCGGGTAAATTACCTCGATAAATTACCTATGATTTGGCTGCATGAGCCTATTGACGAAACCAACAACACCTTAGCTAAACTGAGCCCTATAGCAAGGCAAGTGGCGTGTGAGCTTTGGTTCTTAGTGGACTATGACTTCACGCAAAGCAATGCCAACCATTACCAATATGCCATTAAGCCAATGAGAAACCTCATTGCAGCGTTTTATGAAGCATTAAAGTATAGCGGTGCTGTTGATGACAACCTTATTACAAATTTCATCACCACTGATACCCCATTGTTTGGTCGATATTCGGCCAGTGGCAGTAAAGGCAAGGATGTATCGGTTCAGATTTTTAATTCATTCGAGCTTTCTGGTACAAAATTGCAAATCACCGTTCCATTCTTAAGGTCCTATCTCAGCAATTGTTGTTAATTAATAACCCAATATAAGATGAAAAAAGGAAAAGTAAAGTTTTACAATGCTACTAAAGGTTACGGATTTATTATTGACCGAGAAAGCGGTAGCGACATTTTTGTTCATGCAACTGGCCTTTCAGTAAATCACATCCAAAAGGACGATGAGGTTTCCTTTGAAATTACTGATGGTAAAAAAGGAAAAAGCGCTACAAATGTACAAATCATTGAATAATATGGACCCAAAGCCAAGGCCATGCACCGGCTGTGGTAAACCAAGACAATAAAACTATGGAACACGCTATTGTTTGTTCGCTGATCGCCTGCGGTTTTGCGCTATTATTCGATTATTCCATGTGGCAAGGTAATATACTTGAATGGTATTTTGACCTGGTGAAAGGAAGGCCAATTGAAAAGGTCGTAGGTTTATGCCTACCATGCACTTACTTTTGGTGGAGTTGGATCTACGTAATCTGTGACTTAAACTTCAAAAACTACCTTGTCTTCTTGTTTTTTGGAGAACTCATTTTGGTATTCTATACCCTGATAAAATTAATTGCTTCAAAAAATTAAAGTGTAACATTTTATTTTACATTTGTACTACTGCGTCTTTGTTTTATAACTAAAAACCTGACCAAATGGCAAATCAACTATGTGTCTGCAACAACGGACTTTCTAACACCGGCCTTCCTGGCTGTGCACCCCTTCAACAAGTAGTCAAAAAAGTAATTTTCGTACAACTTGCATCTAATGCAGGTGTTTTGACATCTGTTGACCCAGGCACAACCTTGAATAAGGCTTGGATGACATTATTGTTAAACAATACTGACAAATCACAACGTTTTTTCCCAACGCCTGAGATCAAGAACGTAGATACCCCGAAGGATGCGCCAGTGTTCCAAAAGTTCAAAGATGATTCATCTTTGTTCGTGCGCGAATCTGTTCGTAAGTTCAAAGGTACTATCCCTGCTTGCCCTCCATTATACAAGGCTACACTTGAATCAGTACGTTGCAACAACAACACTGGTGTGTATCTTGTTGACATTGCAGGCAACCTAATCGGGTTGACGAACTTCTCCGACAGCAAGCTGTACCCAATTCCAGTGAACGCTCAGTCTATCGTGGGTAACGTTATTATGGGTAATGACGATTCAATTTCTTCAATCGATCTTGAATTTGAGTTCCCTGCTTTCGTTCAAGATGCTGCCTTGCGAATGATCACTGCCAATGCGTTCCCTGACTTTACGCCACTAACCATTGCTGGTTTGCTTAACGTAAATGCAACATTGGTTGGTTCAGTTACTGACACTCAGTTTGTGGTGAAACTAACAACTCCTTCTCCTGCTATGGACGTTCCTATCGCAGTTCAAGGATTGACAGCTGCGAACTTTGTATCAAGTTCTACTGCTGCCACAAGCAAGGTGTACGATTCTACTGACGCTACTGATAAATCAGTTACCGTTGTAGAAAACCCTGCCGGAACTTATACCGTGACTTATGCTTCTATCACGGGTAAAACATTGACCCCCGAGATTGTTGCTACAGGATATGATTGCAGCAATGCATTCAGCGGAATATCTATTGCTACTCCGTAATATTTAATTAGTTCAGCTCCATAAAGGGTAGGGCCATCACCCTACCCTTTATTATTAAATAATGTCGCTATGGGATGGTTTCAGGCAATTTTAAACAAGATAGACCAGTTTAACGCATTGTCGCTCTACGATGTGATGCAGAAGCTATTTAATGATGACGAGTTCACAGATTACATCATTTACCTAAATACCCAGGTGCAGCTCTACGAACAAGGTATTGACGCTACCGGCAAAAGATTGGATTCAGGAAGAAATGGCTATGCTCCATCGACCATACTGGTAAAGGAAGCGAAAGGTCAACCTGTTGACCGCGTTACTTTAAAAGATACAGGTGCGTTTTACGATTCTTTCAAATGCTACTTTATACCTGATGGAGGAGATGGGGCCATTCAAATTACGGCAGACACAATAAAGGAGCAAACAGACCTACTTGTTGAATGGGGCAAAGATATTATCGGGTTAGACGAGGATTCTTTGGCTCTATTGCGTGATATGGCCCGAACGAAACTATTAACCATTGTTCAATCACTAAAAGCAGCTGCATGACGCAAGAAGAAAAGATTAATCAGCTCGTTGAGCTCAACCTCCTTGAAAAGCACATGGAAAATATTGCTAAATACCTTAAGTCGTCATCTTATTATGATGTTAGAAGCGCTATTAAAAGGCGCAGGGAAGAGATTGAACTTTTGCCAGTAAGGGAGCATGAAAACCTAAGGACCAAATGAAAAAAGTTGTTAAAAAGCTTTTTGAGCGAGAAGAAAAAGGTATTGTTGAACCTCATTATGAAGGAATCAATGATCTCCCAATTTGGAATTGGTTTCAAATTCAGGAAACAAACGACCTGGGTTATTTGCTTAAGGTTCGCAGGAAAATAACCGCAAAGGAGGAAGAATACCTAAATACCATTATTGATAAGATTTCGGATGAGTACATTGACATCTATGGGATTTCGGACGAGTACAGGATTCAAATGCAGTTGCGCGCAGAAATTATGCGCATGAAGCTTGAATTTATGATTGATGGGGATAGGGCGCTTTTTACTTTTATACAGGTTAAGGAGGCTGAATTGAAAGCTTTATCAAATAAAACTAATTCGGCAAATAGTAATTCGTTGACAGTTTATGTGCGCAAGTATTATGGTGGTAATGTTGATTTTAAAGTTATGACCGTGCGAGAATTTTACGACACTTTGTTACAAATTCAAAAAGAAAGCAAGAAATGAGCGACATCATAAAGGCCTCGGACATATTTGATAGTGACATATTTACAAAAACAACTGAGGATGCGTTAAAGTTCCGTGATGCTATTGTGGCAAATGTCGAGGCGCTGAAAGAGTTGGCGAAATTCTATCAGCAGTCTCTCGCCAAGGTCAAATTTGTTGATTCTAAGGACATCAAGGATGCCAACAAGTTGATGAAGGAGGCAGCGGTGCTAATTACCACCTTGGAAAGGCTTAATAAGCAGTTGGCAGCTGCACAGGCGAAACTTACTGGCGAGATGAAGCTCACTACAGAGCAGCAGGCCAAGCAACGAGTTGAAGCAGCCAAGTTAAACAAGGATTTGAAAGATCAGGTAACAGCCACTACTGCCAATGTAGGAGCGTATCAAAAGCTTTCGGCTCAGTACAGGATTGCTGCTGAGGAAGCCAAGAATTTGGCGGTTGAATTTGGAGCTAATTCAGAGCAAGCAAGAAAAGCAGCTGCAGGAGCAAATGAATTGCGAGCTAAACTTGAAGCAGCCGAGCAGTCAGTGGGTCAATTTAACCGAAATGTTGGTAATTATAGCGGTGGAATACTTGATGCATGGAAAAAGACGGGTCTTTTCACCGTAGCAATTGAGGTACTTGAAAAGATCACGCGTACCTATGATGGTGTGTTGGAACTTTTGAATCTCAAAAGGCAAAAGGAAATAGCGTTAGATACCGAGGCAACAGCTAAGGAGTTGGTGCATACTGAGGCAGTTGAAGCAGGAGCTGCAGCTACTGAAATTCAAACAGCATCAAAAGAAGCCAATTTAGCGGTGACAGGAGAAGAAATTGCAGCAGATCAGGCACATGTTGCTGCCGAATCTGCCGATACAGCAGCGACGGAGGCGAATACTGCTGCCAACAAAGCAAATACCCTTTCAAGGCTTGGTGTTATTGGAGCTGTCGTGGCAGCAGCAGCGGTTATTTATGAGTTAGTTAAGGCATTTACTAAGACGCAAGCTGCGCAAGATGAGTTGGCTGCCGATGAAGCCTATTTGAAAGTCCTGAAGGAAACTGGCGGGCAAGCAACTCATGCAGCGGAGGCCATGCGGAATTATGTCAAAGCAATGCAGCAATTGGAGGAAATGGAAATACAGAACTTGCCCAAAATTGCCAAATTACAAGCCGAAGCCAAAGAAGCCAGGGAGAAAGCAGCCGAGACGGATGTAATTCCTGATAAAATTTCGGCTTTGAAAGAGCATAATGACAAGCTCGATGAAGCGTTTGAAATTGAGATTGAGCACTTACGGGCTGTTGCAGAGGAAAAAAAGAAACTTGCCGACGCGGATGATAAAGATAACATTGCATCAAGAGAAGCAAGAAAGGAAGCTGCCGAGGCTGAAAAGGCCGTTTTTGATGCTGAAAAGGAGCATGCTATGGCTAAAATGAAGACTTCAAAACAAATAATGCAGAATGAGTTGGAGATGCGTAAGGAGGAAGTGTCGATGGCTAATGAGATGGCAAAAAATAATATATCGCTCATTAAGGTAGAGCGTGATCAAAAGTTAGCAGCATCGAGGGAATCATTTGAGGAGCAATACAAAGAGTTGGTTGAGCAACAGCGTAAACTTGGTGATGCCGATGGAACAGATCCCAAGCATGCAACTGAACGTTTGGCATTGAAAAGGGCGCAATATAAGGCCGAGGCAGACATCAAAAGAGAGGCCGATGAAGCGCAAATAAAAGCTTTACAAAGTTTTTCTGACACCGTGCGTTCAATTTACGAGAAGGTAAGTTCAGAAGAAATAGAGATGATCAAGATTGCTGATGACAAGAAAAAGGCGCAAATTAATCAAGAATATGAACGGGAAATGGTTCAGATTCAAAATCAGGAGCGTGCTAATGCTGAGACGCGAAGGAATTTTTACAAGCTAAATGCCAAGGATAGGGCAGAGCAGGAAGCCAAATTAAAGGACATAGAAACAGCACTTGCAGCCGAAAAGATTGAGGCCGAAAAGAGAAAGACCAATGCCATAATTCAGGTTGATGCAGATGCCCTTAAGAGGATCAGGGATATTGAAAATCAAATGGCCAATGAAGGACTGCAGCAAACTTTGAAGCGCACCGAGCAGCTCGAAGCGCTTGCCGAAAAGAAGACTAATAAAGATGCAAGCGGTGGTGGTGCATCTGCAAGTACCTTAAAAAATGACATCAATCAGCAGGAAGTCCTATTTGAGCAGGAAACTGTAAACAAAAAGACCATTATTCGACAACAATACTTTCAGGACGAACAAAAGATTAATGAGGACCTCACTATTTCCGAGGAAGAAAAAAACGAAAAGATTCTTGCACTCAATCAAAAGCTTCAAGATGATTTGGAAAATCTCGACAATGCTGAACTTAATAAAAAGGAGGAATTTGAGCGTAAAAAGTCAGAGATAGTAAAAAAAGAGTTAAAAGAGCAGGCTGACGCGGTAATAAACTTCACACAAGAGGCATTGCAACGCAAGAACGCGTTGGAGGAGGCTCAACTCAATAATGATCTTGATATGCGCCAAAGGAACATTTTACAGCAACAACAGCTCGCTGAGGCAGGCTATGCCAACGACCTCGCCTTTGAAAAGGCAGCAGCAGCAAAAGACGAATTGAGAAAGCAACAGTTAGCTAAAAAGGAACAACAGCAAGCTAAGGCACTTGCCTTCTTGAAATTGTTTGCCTCCTACGCTGAAAAGGAGAATCCCGACCAAGCTTTGGCAAAAACACTTGTGCAAATGGCAATTGCAGGAGCGATTGCCGGATCATACAAAGATGGTATTGAAGGTATAGACGGACCAGGTACGGAAACATCCGATTCAATCTTTGCCAGGCTTTCAAAAAACGAATCTGTAGTAACTGCTGCCGGTACCAAGTCTAATCCGGGTCTTCCTACCGCTATGAACGAGGGTAGGGTAGATGAATATTTTGAGCGCAACTATCTGCCAAAATATTTGGGAATGCAGCCTGGCAGTTTTGGACAAAATGTGTCCAATTCTATACTAATACACCAGGTGGCTACTATGAACGAAAAGCTTTCTAAGATTGAAAAAGCATTGAGCAACCAACCGAGGGTTGAATACCATGTCGATGAAGCACTAAATGCCGTTAAGAAAATCACTCAAAACGGACTTACCCGCATGGTTAAAGCTAACCGAAATGGTTCAAGAAACAATTTGATATAAAACTATGATTCAAACGAACTTCTATATATCCGGCTCCCTTGTTAACCCACCCCAAAATGCTTCAGAATTGGGTGTAGAGCTCAATTATGGCAAAGATCAGTTCCCAGGTGCTAATACCGTTAGTATAACTGATTTTACATGGGTCCGCGAAAATTATGACCTATTGATGGGCTATATACAGGCTGGCTTGACTGGCGATGTCGGAATAACAGAGGCCCCACCATTTAGAATTGATTTGGTCAATGAGGGAGTGACCCAAACAATATTTAATGGATACTTGGATTTGACACAAGTGAAAATTGTCGACAGGATTTCTATCACAGCAAAGGCGGTATCTCACGCCACTGTAGATTGGATAAATGCAGTACAAAATTCGTTCACATTTGAATACCTGGCATCACTGCAACCTGGTGATTCAGGATATATTTCTCCTGATATGTATCAGTTCATGCCTTATGTTAACTCCCAAGTGCCAAACTATGAGCAGGCAGCTATCGCAACGTTGATGATATTTTCGGTCACCGAAGCGATAGGTAAATCTATTCAGGATATTGCTGAACTTACAATTGACGCAGCGAACCCATTTACTACAGTTAATGCTATTCTAAAAGCCATTATCAAGATTGCTTACCTGATAGTTTTAATTGCAACTCTCATTAAGCTTATTGAAGATACTATAAAGTTCATCGTGTCGCCTGTAAAATACCATGCTGGCATGTACGTACGTGATTTGATGGCGAAGGCCGTTGAATATGTTTCTGATAGTAAAATGCAGTTTGTTTCTGACATTTGGGCGCCAGGATCTCCGTATTATAACGAATTTATCATACCTGAAAAATTATACAATCCACCTACCGCTGCCGACAATTCAATACTTGGATTCCTTGTTCCTGACCCTAACGAGCAAGTTGGTTGGTTCAAAGGCACTTGGGGAAAGCTACTCGACGCTATGAAAGCGAAATACAATGCCAAAATAGTAGTGGTAGCTAACCCTGATGGTTCGGGAACTGTCAACTTTGTGCGTAAAGATAAGAATGCATTGCCTCCTTCATACCAACTTCCTGACATATATGAGCCGGAATACACTTACAACCTTGACGAGCTTAAGGCCAATTATCTGATTCAATTCCAAATTGATTCTACCGACATGAATACTGAGCAAAACTACCAAGGAACGCTCTATCAGGTAGTGACAAGCCAAAAGAAGGTTAATTATCAACCTTTTGTGACCCTTAAAGACCTCGATACTATTGATATACCATTTGCGCGTGCAACCCGAAAAACCTCATTAACCCTTCCCGAAACGCTTATTTATGACTTTCTTTTGGTTTTTGATAGCTTCGACAACATTCTTGTTGATGCCGTCAATGTATTGATAGGGGTAGTAAATGCCATTCTTGGTTTCTTGCGCAAGGTAATAAAGGTTCTTAAGTGGATAGGTATTAACCTCAATTGGAAGTTGTCTAACGTGCCATACCTTGCTTCAAGTAATCTTGCCGGAACAGTTGAAAATAGGCTCAATATGATGTTACTTTCAGCGGACCATTTCAACGTGCCAAAGGTGCTCATTCTTAATCCTGGTTCTTCATACAAGTACAATAAAATTGATCCTTTGAACGATGTTTTCGAGACCGCGCAGGCGCATTGGACTTTATTCCATTACGTTGATTCTTTTATTCCTGCACAACTTAACCCTGCTTACGCTGATCGCCCGACTGGAAACCAATACGTAATCAAAAATTTCAGTAAAGTGCCGTTTGATTGGAACGATTTTTTGCAAGTGTTGACCAACAATAGGATATACGATGCGAACGGTAATATTGCCGTATTGGAATCTTTGAAATACTATCCCGACACTGCAAGCTCAGGAGGCTTTGCGGAAATTAAGGTGCGATTCCCTCAAATTTACACGCTCAATCTTCAAGAATCATTCATTAACCCAACCGGACAATAACCTATGAACCCAAATTTGAAAAAAGACATCCAAGCCATGCTAAAGGGGCTTAAAAGTATTGCAGCAGAATTGCCAAAAGCAATTGAAAAAGGCTATGAGAACCACCCCGATAAGGATGCCTACTTAAAAGCATTGAAAGACAGTAATATAATAGAAAAGTCGCGCGAGCATTTGCAGAAAATTACCGAGATGCATGAGCACTTAAGCAAAAGAACCAAATAGGTTAAAATTACTTTTGTAACATAAATTATTACATTTGTTTTCATGGCTGCCAACCCAATACAACTGATTTCACAGAACTTCTACAAGGAGCTTTCTTCTGCACCTGTAAATTGGCTATTGGCAAATGCAGGCGATAAGATAAGGGTTGAAACGACCTTTTCAGTTGCCGTTTACGCCATGAGCGATTCCAATAATCAATTTATCTTAAACAACAACGATGGATATATTGGTGCAGGGTGGATTCAAGACCCTCAAAATCAGTTTGATAATTTCAATATTGGTGATTCGGTTACGCTTTACGACTATACCACCAATGCGGAATTATTTGCAGGCACTATATTAGCAAAGGCCGATGACGGAAATATTCAACTGAGCGCAGCGATAGCCTCTACCCCTGCGGGTACGCAGTCGGGTACGGTTGTTTTGTCTTTGGCTACACCGATTACGGGCATCAAGTATCATTACAACATGATTACTAATTCCGCATCTGACACCTTTACCAGTATGGTCGATGGAGTAAGTGAACAAGTCATTGTTGCTCGAAACAAATTAGTTACCGACACTACAGCAACCGCTATGGAGGCTCTTGGTGCTTTGACATGGCAAGATGGTCAAGCCGGTTTTGTCACTCTTCCATTTGGTGGAGGTTCTGCTGTTCCGGTAGCTACGATTCAGGGCGTTTCAAATAGTACATCACCGATATATACGAGCACTTTCAAAATTGTGCATTACACCAAGGTGTCTCCCTACCTGTTATACAACATGACGGTACCTCCTTATACAGATACGAATTGTTTGAAATTTATCACCAAGATAGATGCATTGCAAGCGTATGATAATCCAAACCTGATCTATACGACATCTTTTGATTCAGTAAACGGGAATGTTGGATGGGAAAATGAAAATTTCACTACAGGAAAGACTAATTATTCAATTTCCAATGTAACATACACTAATAATGCTCAGACAGTAGGCGCGCTTATATTGAATTCAAGCGAAACTACCCTGACATTTAATATTAACAATACTGTTGACGTTCCATTTTCAAATAACAATACTCAGTTTGTTCTGAATTTCTTTAAAGTTCCTGCCGATGCTTCAGAATACCAAGGTACAGGAAACCTGATGGATGTTAACTTTCTTTATGACAGAGTATTGCAAAAGGTTGGTTCTTCTGCTGTCAATGGAGACAATTACGGAGGAACTTACCAGGTCCTCAAAAGCGTTTCAGCTACCTATGTGAGTGCTTCACAGATTCTCGTTACTGCTAAATTCGATATGAGCGCAGCAGTTTTAGCAGGGTTTAATGCATCATCACTCCCTCAATATAAACTTACTGTAATCACCCAAAATTACAGCAAGGCTACTAATGTAAGTGATTTGGTTACTTTGGTGGTGGATTCCCAACCTTTTACTGTCGTGACATCGGATCCTGGCATGATTGTGATTGACAACACCACATTCCTGCGCCATCCCGAATTCAATCCAACAACCGAAGGAGTTGTAGTTGGTAGCGAGGTGGGTGGGTCTTATGCTACCCTCACAGTAAATGCTTCATATCAAGCATCGGCATGGAGTGGATCGGGAAGCATCGGTCTATTCTTAGACCCCGTTAGTCCTACATTTTATTTTGGAGCTGCACGCTCCTGGACTTCTGCAACGCACACTAATTTGGATGATGCGATGAATGACATAGTGGGGCAGATGAATACCTCTTCCGGCTCTACTTTAGCGAGTTACAACGCTGCCACGCATACTTTATCAATTCAAGCGCCTGTTAAAGGATCTGCATGGAATGGCTGCTACATAAACATACCGGCATATTCCGTGTCGATAAGTTTTGGAAGCACTTATTTCAGCGGTGGCGTTGATCCTACTTATACAACATTTGATACTTACCCCGAAGATGAAGTTGTAGCTTGTTCTACCTTTTATGTTGAAAGCAGCGGAAGGACTACCGACACTATCATTTTGCAAAGCATTAATGCCAAGGTCGTAGCTACCAACGGTTCAAGTACGTTCGAGCTGGACCAATTCACAATGTCGTTATCGGGCTATCCACTTATTGGCTATACGCAACAATTTGATGCACAGGTAGCAAGGGCCTTTCACGTGCCGGCAGATTCTATAAGGAAATTTATAGAAATAAAGCGAAGAAACGACCTCGACACCGGTACTCGTAAATATTTTTCTTCCAACTACCCCTTTATGATCCGTTGGGAAACTTGGGTTCAAGTTCTTGGCGTTGATCCTTCATTCTTCAATAGCGCACTTCCTAACAATGGTTTTAATGAATGGTGGTATCAATATGGACAAGCAGCAGGGTGGGGGATTGAATATCAGCTGACTCTTAAAGCAACAGAAAACGGAACTGCGCAAACTTATGCGACTTCTGTGCCATTTAACATCCACAATTACCGGAGCAATTCTGCTTACACGGTGAAAGAAGCACTTACTTTTGATCCCAACGGCACCACGCAGCTCGTGACAGGTGGCAGCACCAATGTTACAATTGGAGGTCAACTATACTATACCGTTTTCACAAAGCAGTTTTTGTATAATTACAAAAATACATTGGCTGTTGCCATTTTTACGAAAACATCGCTTCCGGCAAACGTTACTGTTGTGCTTAGGCTTGAAATTTGGCAACAAGGCGGAATCTATGGCATACGAACATTTTCAAGCCGTTGGCAAGGCGATTCTGATACATGGTTTCTCTCGGTGGACCAGGTGAACTATCCTAATAAGGTAAAGCTGCAGGCATTTGGAAATTCTATCGTTGCTACTGCGCTAATAAACGCTTTGGCCTTACCTCAGAATATAGCTTCTTGGAAGTTGTCGGCTCGTATTTACGAAATTACAAATGGCCTTGAAACTGATGATGGCGTTCCGATTTTGAATGATAATGGAGTTCAAATAACTGTTGACTGATCATGATTGACGGAGAGGTAACAAGCAACCAGGCGTATTCCATTTTGAGCAATCCCGTTATTGGCTCAAATACTCCTTCTATTCCTGCAAATCCCTTGCCGGGATGCTGCACCGACTATGTAATCCGGGTGTTGGCTGATTCTACTGGCAATGTGCTCAATAACGATAGTTCGGGATTTTACGAGTTCTTTGACCCGATCGTTACAAATGTAACGATGGCATTACAACAATGGAATGGAAGTTCATGGGTGACAAAGGCAAATTTGACCGATAACACGTACGGAATTTGCTATCCATTTGGTGCAAATAAGAACTCTGTAGGCCAAAATATCGTAGGGTATCAGGTGAATTGGGCGAATGTGCTTGCCGCAATTGGAACGGGAGCGTATCAAATCCAAATGACAGCTACCATACCGGTTATTGGCAATCAAGTTATCACATCCAATGAATATTGCCTGCAACCCTATTCGCAACTGCTTGCTAATGGTACCGTTAGGCTCGAATGGTGGAATTCAGGACAAATAGGCGATTCGGTTAATGATACCAATGTGAGAGATTTTGGAGCGTTATCGCTGTATAACTCATTAAGGGTGCGTGGGTACTTTGGGTACCCAAGTTCTGACTACAAGACCAATGAGACGCAATTGAACAATGGTCAGTTCTTATTTGTGGAGGATGAGCAAACCCCCATATTTAGTATGGAGTTGGTTATGCTGCCGGCTTTTATGCACGACATTTTAAGGACCGACTTCATGCAGGCCGATTCAATGTGCGTCACAGATTACAATATGCTAAATCCGATAAATTACACGCAAAAGTTCTTAAGGAAGGATTCGGGATACAAACCGCAATGGAATATTCTCCAAAGTGATTTGGCCTCGGTTGAATTGACCTTTAGACAACAATTTAATAGGTTCCGTAAATTCAGAAATTGAGTGTAAAAAAATAAGTTACATTTGTAACAATAGTTTAAGTCTTTGGTAAATAAAAATTACCCCGATGAAGAAACTTTTGTCACTTGTCTGCCTCGCGTTGCCTATGCTATTGTGTGCGCAGTTGAAGGTTAAACAAATTCCTATTGCATCCTCCGACAGCCTCACTCACTTTGTTCTGATAGATGATACAATTACAGGTCAGGGCACCAAGATAATATCACTTCAAAACTTTCTCAAAGCCTATGGATCCTATACAAATGGTTACGTTTTGGGCATCAATTCAGGAGTGCCTGCATGGCAAAGCACCTCTTCCCTCGAAGGTCCTACCGGAGCAACAGGAAGTACAGGTTCTACCGGAGCTACCGGAGCAGCCGGAGCGACTGGCAGTGTGGGAGCAACTGGTCCAACTGGCTTAACAGGGGCTACAGGAAGTAATGGAAGTGCAGGAGCAACGGGAGTAACAGGAGTAACAGGAGTAACAGGAGCAACAGGAGTAACAGGAGCAACAGGAGTAACAGGAGTAACAGGTGCAACAGGAGCGACTGGCAGTGCCGGAGCAACAGGTGCAACAGGTAGCGTTGGAACGTTGACTACTACCGGCTCATCAGGTGCTGCTACATTGGTTGGAACAACTTTAAACGTGCCTAACTATACACTTGCAGGATTGGGTGGCATAACATTGACATCATTAAGCGCTACGTCGCCTTTATCGTACAACAATAGCACAGGTGCTTTTAGCATTGGAAACATCCCAGTAACCAACCTCAATAGCGGCACAAGTGCGAGTTCAACAACTTTTTGGCGTGGTGATGGCACGTGGGCAGCACCTACTTCAAGCGGATGGGGATTGACCGGTAATAGTGGAACAACAACAGGAACAAATTTTATTGGTACTACAGATAATAATGACCTAATGTTTAAGGTTAACAATAATTTTGCTGGTCTTATTTCAAATAGCAACACTTCTACCGTTCTTGGGTATGGAGCAGGCAACCCTGATGCAATTGGAGTAACAGACAATGTATTTATAGGTTATTACACGGCTTACCAAGCAAATAATTCAAGTGGAAGAAACGTATTTGTCGGTAATGAAATAGCTTATACCAACACCTTAAGTGGTGAAGAAAATACGGCAATAGGGTCAAATGCATTAAAAAGTATATCAAGCGGTAATGACAACTGCGCAATGGGTAGATTTGCATTATTAAGCCTTACTACAGGTAACAACAACATAGGAATAGGATATGCTACTTTGTCTTCAAGTACAACAGCATCAAACAATACGGCAATCGGTACAGATGCAAACTACAAACTAACGAGTGGACATGATAATGTTGCTATCGGGGATAATTCTGACTATTACAACCAAACAGGTAGCTACAACATTTCATTGGGAGAAACAGGCAATAGTTCATATACAAACAACTCTTATACGTTTGTTGTAGGTACGAGCGAATACGTTACAGGTGTAAACATGGGTAACATCGGCAATGGTTCAGGTACTATGAAAATGGGTATTAACCAACATACACCAACCGCAGCACTGCACGTAACAGGTACTGCAAATTCAAACACAACATACGCATTACGAGCTGAGAACAGTTCATCTACCGGATTGCTAATTGTTCGCAATGATGGCCTTACAACTTTAGCAACAGGTATAATTCACCAATACGTTCAAAAATCTGCATCATACACACTGGCGGCTACTGATTATTATGTGGAAAATACATCAGGTGCTAATACATTTACCTTGCCTACTGCTGCATCAGTTGCAGGGCAAACGTATATCATTTTAAATTCAAGTTCATCAACAATAACAATAAATACTACTTCGTCCCAAACAATAAACGGTGCATCAAGTGTTACCGCTACGCAATATGTATCAACAAGACTTGTATCTAACGGAACAAACTGGCTAACATTCTAAACTTATGAAAAAACTATTATTCATTGCATTTCTTCTGCCATTGGTAGCAACTGCACAAATTACTACAAAGCGATTGGATTACGATACTACAAAAGCGCTTTACAATCAGCTGACCATCCGTGAATGCCATATAATTGGCGAACAAAAATTTATAAGGGTTGTGTATAGTGTTGATTTAGTTAATTCTAAAGGCGTCAATGTCTATCAGGGAGATGCCCAAGCGTACACTCGCTACGGCACAAAATACGATAGCCTACAAGCTTCACAAGTTGGCCAATTGTTATTTGGATTATTTCAAAACGATGCTTCTAAAGTTGATAGCGCAAAGAATGTATTTAGACTACTTCAAACTCATCCATAACATGAACTGCATCGACAAATACAATTCACTGAAAGACCAAATTAAGAATGGAGATATAATCCTGGTGCGTGGCAATGGGCTGCTTTCCAATCTGATCAGTTGGGGCGACAAAAAGAATGGTAAAAAGGCATTTTATACCCATGCTGCTGTAGTTTATATTACCAAGCAAGGCACAAAAGCTCTTGCCGGCATAAATGACCAGGTTGAGGTATTGGAATCCGAGGCGCATGGTGTTAGGCCTGACTTCATCAACGAACTATTGACTGGCTGCGTAAATTTCTGCATCGTTAGATCTGTGAATCAAAACAAGGTCGATTTAGCAATTTCAAGGGCTTTTGACTTAGGGAATGCCGGTTTGCCATATAACTATGGAATGCTGTTTCAAATACTGCTAAAGAACAAATTAGGCATGAATGTAGGCCTTGGGAAAAAGGGCACCGAGATTTGTTCGCAGTTTGCTCGTTTTGTCCTCCAACAAGAAGGTGTTACTTGCTACGATAATTACCCTGATGCCTCACCACAAGATTTGATTCGCTTTGCAGATCCTTCACAGGTTCAAATTTTGTTTGACGAATCCACTAATACCAAATAAGATGGTTATCAGTTTAAGCGAAATTGGCCCATTTTTAGTTGCTTTTGGAGCGATCCTTGGCGTTTGGGTGCGTGCAGAATTATCTATTTCAACTTTAAAAGAACGGACCACTAATCAGAAGGAGGCCATTTCTAAGTTGGAAAACACTCATGTCAACTATCAAAAGGAAACGAAGGAGACCGTGGACAAAATTTACAAAACGCTTGATGAGATAACCAAGCAACTTTATACAACGCGCACAAATTTTAAATGATATGAAATTAACACTGGTAAGTCATACTGAAACTGAAAATTCAACAATCAGTGATTTATTCATTGATGGCGTTTATGAATGTAAGATCTTGGAGCCTACTTTCAGGGGCAACGACAATTCAAAACACGTAGAGCATAAGACGGCTATTAATGAAGGCGATTATAATGTGGTTGTTGATTATTCAGAGGCATTTAAAAGGCTTCTACCACATGTTTTGGCTGTAAAAGATTACCCGTTTGGGCCAGTGACGGTCAACACTGCAGGGGTTAGGATCCATTGGGGTAATTACCCGAAAGATACGGAAGCATGTTTACTTACCGGCAAGACCGAAGGCGTTGACTTTGTTGGCAATTCGGTTATAGAATTCAATGCATTATTTGACAAATTTCAAAATGTAATTGGGCGAGGCCAAACAATAACATTACATATTGACCGCACTAAAATTAAAAGTCCAATAGCATGATCAATTACATCTCAATAGGATTTGCAGTTGCATTTACAGTCATTGTTGCTGCAATTATCTATGTGTCAAAAGTTTTCAACGATTACGATAATGTTAATTAATTGACGTATGGAAAAAAGAGAAAAAATTTATTCCGTATTTTTTTTAGCAATTGTGGGCATTTTGTTTTTGCTTTTTATTTCTGTAGTTCTTGGTTGCACACCTGGTAGGCGAATTCGCAATGGGCAAATGACAAGAGGAGAGCAGTACAAAGAGCAGTTTTTGAATGAATATGAGCAGGGAAGAATCTCTAAGGATGAATACCAATATTTAATGACAAGTTTGAAAGACCTCGATAAAATGTAATCTCTAACCAAATAAATAATAAAATGACTAAAAAGAAAGTAAAAGCAACAACACCGGCACGAGTAAGAATCTCTAAGAGTGTTCTCGATGCAAAAGATGCACGCATCAAAGAATTGAGCGAGTTAAATGAAAAGTCAGCAATCGTCTTTGCTGAACAAAAAAAGGAAATTTCACTTCTTAAGCAAGATTTTAATGCCGATCGTGCAGACAACAGGCCAAAAGAAGTCCTAATGAAGCTTGAAACACATAAAGCACCAAGCAGAAACCTTATGGTCAATGTTGATTTAGAGATTATTGCCAAGACTAACGGAATTCAAGACTTGAAACAATTAACGCTTGCTGAAACCAAGAAGTTGACATTTGTTCTTAAGAATTTGTTTCAGGAGTTGAAAGCTTATGGAGAATAATTTAACCATTTAATACAAACCATATTATGAAAATCCAATTAGCAAGCAGAATCAAAGCAATTGCTACGGCAGTTGAAAAGGAAGTTGTGGTACTTGAAAACACCGTTGAAAATGTTGTGGTGCCATTTTTAGTTAATACCGAAAAGGCGCTTTTAGGACAGGCAACTCCTTCTACAGGAAATGAAGCAGAAGATTTGTTCTTGGAAGGTGTTCGCATTGCGAGTGGTATTGCAAAGCTTCAAGGTGACACTAACGCAATTAATGCAGTTGCCGAAGCCATAGCAAATGCTATTTCCGATGTCAATGCAGTTAAACAGGTTGTTGCACCTAAAGCCCAGTAATCATGAAAAAGATTGAAAGCGAATTCCTTTCTTTATCAAGGAATCAAACCATCAAGACTATCGTTTTTTCTGTTTTAAGTGCAGTAGCAACTGCAATTTACACTTGGATAGGTCAGAACCATTTCCCAAGTTCACAAGCCGATTTAATGGCTATTTGGAGCAATGCTTCCCACGTTGGTGAAATTACCTTCCTTGGGTTCTTGATTTCTGATAGTAATGGCAAAGTAACTTTGCAAAGCTTCATTGACCTATTTAAGAAGATTCAAAATGATCAGGTCCAGGTGGAGGCCTCAAATGAACCTCCATTACCTGAACCCAATCCTGTTGACAAACCCAACCAACAGCCTTGATGAAATCTAAAGCCCTGCCTAATCAGCAGGGTTTTTTATTTGAAGAAATCGTAGTTTAATGCTTTCTGTGCCGATTCAAGCTTACTCAACCTTATGTAGGCCCTAAATGTGTTAATCTTCTTCCATCCTCCCATGTCCATGACAATTTTGTCGGGAGCTCCCTGAAGATATAAGTTAGTGGCTCCTGATCGTCTCGCGGTGTGCGTGGTGATGAACTTGTATTTAGGTCGAGTTAATCCGTTGATGCTTATCATTTCCTTAATGCCGGCAAGCTCGCCAATTTCTTTAAGTTTCCAATTCGCTTCATAGTTTGACGTGGGAGGAAGGTCAAAATCATACTTTTTCAGAATTTCCAAAGCTTTCGTGCTCACTGGCACAATTGTTTCAGTTTTGGTCTTTTCAGACCGCATTTTCATATAGAGTTGTCCATCCTGTGTGTAAAAGTTCTTTTGGTCGAACCGCAGCGAATCTCCAAAACGCAGCAAGAAGTAATACTGGATCAAGAATCTATCCCTTTCAGTCTGCAAATGGTCAAAATTTGACAAGTCAACATTTGACCAAAGTTCCATTTCAGATTCATTCAAATAGATTGAATCAGTTTCTACTGTCGTCTTTTTAAAATACTTTTTTTGGAATTCATTGTTTTTGCTTACCCCTGCATCCAAGGCCATGCGCATAATTGCCTTGATGGCTTTTATATGGTTTCCTACGGAGTTTTCATTCAATCCTTTGACCTGTTTGTCATTTCCATTGGCATCCTTTTCAATTCGAGGTGTTCTGAGGTAGTTTGTATAATCATTAAACCAATTTTGATTGATGGTATTAAAATCGGTCGGCTTTCCATATTTGTTGATGGCATTGAATATCTCTTTGTATTTTTTATAGGTTCCAATTGCTCTTACTTGCTTCCCTTCGAGGCAGTCGTCCAGGAATTTCTGATAAAATGTTTTGAAGGATTCAACACCACCTTTTCCCAAAAGTTTGAAAATATCTGCTGCAGGGGTGTTGGGATTATCAAGGCAAAGTCTTTCGACCTCATTTCTCAGCTCAATCAGTTTCGAGTTTAATTTTATTGCGTTGGGCCTTGTTTCCTTAAAACGTCCATGTTGGGCATCCCAATCCGATTTTTGTACGGTATATTCGGTATTGTGGAACGCCTTACCGTTGTGGTTAAGATATAGCCTAACCTTATAGCCCTTCTTTCCGGGGGTGTCCCTGAGAAAAAATGTTATGTTCATTTGGTGGTGATTGGTATTGTTTCCGTTACCAAATTTAGAATAATTGGTAACAGATTGGTAACGAAACGCACATAATGCGAATAATTGAGCCTAAACATTCCTAAGTTGTCAATTTGGTGAAATTCGCGCCAGTAAAGCAAAAAGCCCCTAAAATAGGGGCTTTGAGACATTTTGAGAGCGGACCGGACGGGACTATGTTTTGTATTGATAATCAGGCTATTGTATGTAATTGGTAAAAACATTGAATGGTCTTAAATTTCCTGAACACATGAAATTTGAAAAATAGGCAATGATGCACATAAATATGGTGCTATTAATTGCATAGTTTTGTACCAAACTTTATTGGTTTTGGTTACCTTTTGGGCACTCACCCAGTTTCTGCACTTGAAACGAAAACTTATATGAAAATTCAAAAATGAAAAATTCTAATGATGTGGCAAAGTGTCTTCTAACACTTTCGAGACCTGAAACAGGGGATGTTGTTTCCAATTTAAAACTGCAAAAGTTATTATACTATTGCCAAGGATTTCATTTAGCAATTTTTGGCACACCGCTTTTTGAAGAGAAAATTATTGCTTGGCAATACGGACCTGTTGTTCCGGAGACATATCACAATTATAAAGACAATGGCTCTGGTGTAATTACACCTCCTTCTGATTTTGACACTTCTGTTTTTTCAGAGGACGAATTTGGTTTAATTAAGGAAGTTTATGATGTTTATGGTCAATTTTCTGCTTTGAAATTGATGAATATGACACATGAGGAAGCTCCCTGGAAGGAAACGGCAATTTCTGATGAAATAACCCATGAAAAATTAGTCAATTACTTTAAGCGTTTAGTTAATACTGATGGGGAAAAATAGGATTAAGCAACCCCATTCTTTAAGTCGAGGATCAAAGATTTCCGTAGATTCTATTACAATCGAAAACTTAAAGTACCCAGTATTTTGTTTTAAACACGTTCACAAAGATCATGGAATAGGAAATTGCACTGATGATGAAAAGAAGTCTTTGCTTGAGAAAATATTCCAATTAAGCCAAATGGATTGGCAATTAATCGAGTATTCGCCAAGGCATGGGTCTGGAACTGAAAAAATTAAAAGAAGTAGTTTAAAAGTCAATCCGCCTACTTTTATAACAGAGGATGTTGATTATTTATTAGCATTACGATTTGATGGTTTAAAGCATCCAATTCATCGAAACTGACCTTGTCTTTTATCAAGACGGTACTTTGGGCTGCATACTTTGCCCCATTTAAGAACTCCCTGTAGGCGATTGCTCCATGTTCTCCAGTTAAATAAATGTTCCTTCTCTTTGAAGCTTCGTTTTCGATTTGTTTTTGTGTTGTCGTTTCCATTTGATTGTTGTTTTTGGTGATTGTTAGGTTAATTGTTAAAATGGTAAAGAGTTATTTAGGTCTTTGATAATAAATTTTTGACAGGTTACCGATTGGTACGGTTCGAAAATTACAACTTCCTTTTGTGTTAATTCCGATAGCCTTCTGGCTTCGTTCAAGGCTGATTGATAGTTTGAATGTTGAAATTGTGGCATCCTTTCTCCGACCACATAAACTAAATAGAATTTTGTCATGGTATGTAGTATTTAATGTTTAAACTTTCTTTCTATCCACTCGAATATTGAAATGCCGATAATGAATACTGTGAATATTACTGCGATGCACATCACTATTGACATCATCGTTGATTGTGGGCTTTGTTGGTAGAGTGTTTCCATTGGTTAAAAGATAAATAGTGGTTCGAGTGGATTAAAATATTCTTTAGGCTTGCGACCCATTTTTTTGCGAGCCTTTTCAATTCCCAATATGCGGTACCTGGATGCACCGATGTGCTGAATGAATCGCTTGTTTTTTAAAAAGGCAATACGTTGGCTTAAATTTGACGAGGTGAGGTTTATTCCTTGTTCGAGCATGAAACTCTTTATCTCATGCAAAGACGCTCCTAAAGGCTTTGTTTCAAGAAATTTCAGTATTAACTTTTGATTTTCGACATTCTCGAACTTTGTGTATGTTCCCATGCGCTTATTTGTTAAGTTTTGAATACTTTGCCGAAGGTTTATATTCCCCTTGCATTATCTTTTCACGGATGCTGACTATATCATCCTCGGTTATATGCCATCTGTTATTAATCTTGTATGAAGATTTCAGAAGGCCGGCACGCTTCATGTTCAGGATGCATATAAAAACCGAATTGGCTTTGTAGATCAATCCCATGCGTTCCAGGGCTTCCTGGGGGCGAAATATTTGCCTGGATATTTGGCTTTGGTTTAATGTTAAGGTTGCTGTTTCCATTGAAATTATTATTTGGTGGTGCTTGTTAATTGTTCGTGCTTAAATTTTCTGAACTCCTCGAAATCCATTTGCTTACCGTTGACTTCCACAAAGCGAACCAACGCTCCATCTTTCATGGTCAGTTTATCCCATTGTTTGAAAATTTCTTGATCAAGCGAATAGGTTGGGTTTGCTTTGGGTTTGCTTTGGGTTAGGGGTTGGGTTTCGTTTGGGTTGGGGGTTGGGTTTGTCTTGGCAGCAACTTCTCTTAAAACTTTTGCAATTGGCGAATTTTCGATGCTCAATATCCCACTTAAGTTCTTGGCGAGTTCTAATTTTTCCGAGTGATAGCGGTTGGCAAGTTCATGTTCCATTTCCTCGAATTGGATCTCCTGGTACTCACGGATCCATCCGCAGATCACTTGCACATCGAGGCGGTCGTAGATCTTGCCAAATCGACCCGAAAGAACGTATTGGAAGCATTTTTTAATCGCTGCGAGCTTCATTGTTGGAAACGTTGCCAAAATGATTTCTGATGCCCTTCCAACCTGTTCAGGGCTCATGTTTTTGCCGATGTTTAGATCAAGCACAAGTTCGTTGATCAGGTCAAAAACAAATGCTTTGGCAGCATCGTGGCCCATTATGGTTTTGATTTTAACCAGGCTGGGTGACCCCTGCTGCATCTGCACTTGTGCAGGACTGAGGTGGCTGCAGGTTTGCAAGGTATTGCTTAGTTGCTGCTGCAAAGCTTTCCATGCGTGCTCTGTTGTCAGCTGCGTTGTTTGTTTTGCGGTAGTTGTAAGGCTTGTTTGTTGCATTGGCTAAATTTTTTTCTTGGTTGGCGTCTTGTTTTTCTTTTTCGAGCAGTCGGTCTTTGACCCATCCGCTCATCAGGATTGCATAATCGCTTGCGTAGTGCTTGTCATTGGCGAGCTTGTAGGTGCCAAGGGTATCGACCATCCAGTCAAGCTGAGGGCCGGTGAATAACTCCCTGAGCCGAGTGAGCTCTTGCGCCCTGAGGTAAACATTGGCGTGAAGGCCAAAAGCTGTTTTTCCCCTGGGTGGGTGGTCAGTTGTTTTTTCCCCCACACCCCCTTTTTCTTTTTTTTCATTTTCTATTTCATTTTCATTTTCTATTTCATTTTCTAAAAGGGTTTCGTTTGGGTTAACCCAAATTGAACCCGTGGGTTTGCTTTGGGTTAAGGGTTGGGTTTCGTTTGGGTTAAGGGTTGGGTTAAGGGTTGGGTTAAGGGTTGGGTTTTTTTTGCGTCCCCCAAGCTTTCCAATTTCGCGTTGCTTTTCGACAAAATTTTCTCGCTTTTCAACTTCAATTTTTAATCGCTCATTGGTGTAATTTCCATTTTCATCCTTTGAAAATTTCGCCAAAACATCGTCTGAAACTTTTCCAACCGACAATCTAATCGACTTTTCATTAAGCGAACCTTTCTGATGTTGAAGGCATAATAAGGTTATATATTGCCCTCTTTCCTCCATGGTCAAGTCGGTAACACCGCTTAAGAAATCAGATGAATAAAATAAAAATGCAGGTGCTGTTGCCATAATTCAAATATTTATTGTTGTTTGTCTGCGATTTAAAACCGATTCAAGACCTTTTGCTGCTGCTTGTATGGCTGCTGCCCTTTGCTTTAAGGATTCGATATTTTGAGCGATCTCATTGCGGTTTGATGAGTAATAGTATCCTTTATTATTGGCCAATATCGGATGGCCATTTTGCCTCATATAATTGACGAGCTTGCGCACCTTTGACGGTGAAATGTCATAGCCTCTCTCCTTCATAGTAGAAGTTATGGTGCGCTCAGGTATAGCCAGTTGAGCACAGTAATATCTCTTTTTAAAATTGGCACACATCTTCTCTGCCAATGCCTTTTCGGCATCGGTCAGAGGTTGTGTATGAAGTTCAAAATTTGTTATCACGGTGGTAATTATTACAGCGTTTGTGCAGTTTCGTTTTTACCAAAAAGATTGGCATTCATCCATTCTCTGCATTCATCGACACGATCTTTCATCTTGCCGATCAGAGCTGCATCCTTCTCAAAATGAAATTCAACTACCCTTTCTTTCATCGGGATGTCGTAAACCCAATCTTTAGAATGTAGGTCAAAGCGGGGATTGTCATTTTTAAACTGCTCCATGTCAAAAATCATGTTGCGTTCAATGGCCTCCATCTGAGAAATGTATTTTGGATCTTCCAGGTCAGGGCAGTTCATTTCGTAAAACATCTTCTCTTTTTCACGCGTGATGAGGTTAGCAGGTGCATTAACTAAGCAATAAGCGACTATATGTTTTGTTGCGCCAGTGAGGTCCATGTAGCAGTTGCCTTGTAACTTGTAAGCTTCATCTGCCTTGTCAACCATGGGGTGAGGAAATGAATCGAGAGACCAGGAGCATTTTATATCAATTGTAGTATTGCCATGCTTAAGGTCAAATTCCCCTGAAAAATATTGATTAGTAAGCCTTTCTGAATTCTTGAAAAAAGGCAACTTCTTCACTCGGCTGTATAAGGTGATGGCATCTTCTTCCATCTTTATACCCTTTTCTGTGTATTTATTGGTGAAGAAGTAGTAACGGTTGTAGCGAATCTCACGAAACATCTTGATAAGCTTCTTTTTGCAAGTGAGTGAATTTTCCACGTTCCAACCCTTGCCGGTACCGCTCATGATGTCTGCCATGCCTGATGGACGGAAAAGTATTTCGTTTGCGTTTGTGATATTCAGTTGAGTGCTCATAGGTCGTTTGAATTGATGGTTAAATAATTCTTAAGGTCATTGATGCGGCTCTTGGCTTCAAAAACAATCTTGCGAGCCTTTGGATCTGTTAACTCCGGAAACTGGATAGCTGAAAGCGTATCAATTAGAAATCCGATTCTCTCTTTGTCAGCGTTGATGTACTCAGTCTTGGTGTCGGCAGGGGCGAAATCCAATTCTTTGGGTTCAGCCTTGGTGATTGGGTCCTCAACAATTGCTTTAGGGGCAGTGGCTTGCATCGCCTCGGCCTCTTTCTTTTCCTTTTGCTTTTGAACTTGTTCCTTCAAAAATTCAATATGCTTTTCAAATGCAGCATCGTCACGGCTCATGATGTCTGCATCGGTCAGCTGCAATCTGCCAAGAACAATGCAGTAGCCGGCATCATGAAATCCAACTTGGAGATATTGTGCTTTGCGAGCTTCAAGGATGTCTTTATGTAGCTTTTGCAATGCCTCTTTTTTTTCTTGTTCCTCGATGCGTCTCAGCTTTTCTTCTTGCTCCCTGATCGTAGCCTCCATCTCCTTTCGTTTGGCTTCCATCTCTGCTTTTTGGCGTTGAAACTCCTCAACTTCTTTGCGTTGGCGCTCCATTTCTTGCTCGTGGGCAATCTTTGCAGCCCTCTCCGCTTCAATACGAGCGTTCTCAGCCACAAACTTTGCCCTTGCATCTTCTAACACCTCTGCAAATTCGTTCTTGCCGTAGGATCTATCTTCAAGACTGAATCCCACCTGGCCGTAAAGGAACTGAGTGCCCATGCCACGCACGTCTGAAACTATTTTGAATCCGATTGCTTCAATGGCACGTTTGCGCTCGTTATGCTTTTCGGCTTCTATGCGTTCTTTCTCCTGGTCTATTCTCAATTCTTCTGATTCCAGGTGTTGTTCGATGGTTACCACCTTGGCGACAAGTTCTTTTTCAAATGCAAGGTTTTCTTTGATGTAGGCATTTGCTTTGTCGCGGTCTTGTTTGCAATAAGCCACGATGCCTGTGCGTGTCTTCTTAACTACTTGGCGAGCCTTATAGACTGCCTCGTAGCCTTCTTTGTCCTCTACTCCATTGATGGTAAGGGGTAGGTACTTGTTGCGTAATTCGGTGATGGCAGTTTCTGCCAAACCTTTCTTTTCAAGGTCAGCTATTAGTCGCTCCCTGAGAGTAAGTTCCCCCGTATGGGGAACTGCCTGCGTGATGGTTGTTGTTGTTTCCATGGTTTTTGGTGGTTTTTGGTGGTGATTGTTTATTTTTTGTTGTTCAATTTGCTTTCAATTGCAGCCTTCTGTGCTTCGTAGTGGTGTGCTTCAATTTCGGGATAGGTGCCCATTAGTAATTCCAAGTCATCAATTGTCTCGCAGTCCTTAAGCATCAGCAGGATGCGTTCGGCTTCTTTGTCAACGACAACTTCCTCATGGTCAACGTAGGTTACCTTATCGCCTGATTCGTCCTCAATAACGGCTTGGTCAATGACGGTGGCCTTTTGCATCTCAATAGACATTGGAGCATACTTACTGATCAGAAGCTTAAGCACTGTCTTTTGTGCCATTGCTTCAAAGTCGGTTTTCCATAAGCCATCCTTAAACGTCTTAGAGTATTTTGAACCATGCTTCTGAACTTCGTCCGCAGTCATGTAAAAGGTCTTTTCAAAGCCAGTGATCAGTGAGAAGTAAGCAGCAAACCCGATAATCTTTTCAGAGCTTTTTTTGGTGAAATCGAATACAAAGCCTGTCAGGGGGTTAGTCTCTACCAGTTGCCCTTCAAATATTGTCGCTACCGATATGGTTTTAAATTGTCCACTCCTTTGAGCGAGCTGCACGAAACCTTTGTAGCCGAGTTGGAACTGAGCAGCCTTTTTGAAGGAGCCGTCCTTTTGGCGCACGTTGTAGGGAACGATGTAGGCGTAGCCAAGGTTGTTGTTCAGGGGTAGGTCGAGGGTGGCAGCCATTGCAGCAGCATTGTAGATGCTTGCAGGGTCAGCCTCTCTGAGTTTATCAGAAGACGCTACAATTTGTAGTACTGAGGTGATAAAGCCCTGGGCTTTTTTACCAAGCATTTCCTCGAAACGTTTTTTAACGTCGTCACGGCTGAATAGATCCTTAGTGGTGAGTTGCTTTTGTGTTAATACTTGCGTTGTTGTTTCCATTTTTTTGTTTGTTGTTTAGGTTTATTGATTTTATATTACATTTACACTCGGTGATTGTTCTGAACGCCCCCACGCTTGTTGTTTCCAAGGGGGCGTTCTCTTTTTATCCAGGTTATCTTTGAGGGTGATTGCTTGTTGAATATTTTCGTTGTGGGCAAAATTCCTTTGGGATGACATTATTTCATTCCACATAGAGGTGAATAGTTCTAATCCTTTTTCGGTACCTCTTACTTGAAACTCAGTCCATGTGCTCAATGTTTCTATTTTGTCGTAGTTGACAATAGTCATGTTGCTCATGCTATGAAGAAGATGCCATTTGAAAATGGACAAATCTGAATTGTATATGGCGAATGTCTTGGGCATGGTAGTTTATAGGCTGAATGATTCTTCACGTTGTTTTTCCAATTCAGCCACACACGCCTCAATCATTTCTTGTTTGATGTCTCGATCCAACATCATGAAATCTATCGGCTCGCCTGATTCAGTTTCTTTGACTGCCTTCAAATGGATGTCTAAGCGTTCTTCGCATCCAGGGTATTCCAAAGTAGCTTTCTCGAATGGTTGAAATTCGTAGTCGAACACAATAGTAAAATCTTCGTAGGTCGCTGTGTACATGGGTTAGGCTTGTGGGGTTATATATTGAGCAACAAACTTTTCAGTCTCAATAATCATTTTCCGTGTATTTTCTCTTTGCGCTCTGATTATTCTTTGAGCCTCACGAACGATTACCATATTAGCATCATTGATTTTAACTAAAGAGTTAAGCACGCAGCTTACATATTCCTTGCTGTAATTGGTGCGCTTAGCTATTTCTACTTGTGATCCATAAGCCAACTCCTCGCGAATACGGTCTAAAGTTTCTTTTGGAATAGTTATTTGTTGTTTCATCTTTATTGCTATATTTGGACTATGTTTATATTATGATTGCTTAACGATTGTAAAACTACGGAATAGGTACGGAATTTAAAATGAAAATGCACGGAAGTTATCAACAATTTTCCTAACAATGATTTATTCGGAAGAATTTATGAAGTTTTTGGAGGCAAATAAATGGAGTATTAATTCCGTTGAAAGGCAATTGTCCGTAGGTAATGGAACGCTTCTTAAAGCTTTAAAGACCGAAACATTTTCAAACTCTCTCGAATCAAAAATTTCTGAGATATTTCCCAATTTTTTTACTGAATTTGCTCAAAAGTCAAAGCCAAGGTTTAAATTGGGCATCTTTCAAAGAAATCCTAATTACGTTGAACCTCATCCACAACCAGTTTTTTTACGAGATGAAGCCCCAGTACCATACACCACAAAGCGTTCAAGTGGCGTACCAATATATAACACCGACTTCACCGCTGGCGACATAGCCCAATTTGGCGATGAACCCGAAAAGGTCATAGGGCATATCGACCTCAATGGCTTTCGCAAGTGCATCGCATTCGTTTATATAAAGGGTTCATCCATGTACCCTGCCTTCGTTGCAGGCGACTTGATAGGCATTGAACCTATCTCAGATTTTGAGATAATAGAGTTCGGGCAGCCCTACGGAATAATAACAACCAACGGACAAAGGATGGTTAAAATCATCCGCAAAGGAGAGACCTCCGACATGGTGATCCTCAAATCCGTAAACCCCGAATACGACCCAATAGACTTACCCAAAAACAAAATAAGTAAACTGTTCAAAGTTCATGGACCAGTCCGTGATCAATGGCAATAACTACCTAACAATCATGAAAAAACGAACTAACGCGATACTTTGGTGCGCATTCCTTGGAGGCCTTGGAGCTCATAAATTTTACCTTGGAAAGCCATTTCAAGGTGTTTTATACCTCATTTTCTCATGGACATTTGTTCCTCTTGCTATTTCAATAATAGAATTTGTGCTTTTGGTTATCATGTCTAACGAAGATTTTGATATAAAATACAATCCCCAATACGTTAAAGTCAGCGAATAAACCCAACCACTAACAATCACCACAAATGGCAAACAAATCCGTTGACGAAATCCAAAACGAGATGTTGGCTGAACTAATGGCCTTGGGCTCAAACCAACAAAGCACCATTTCCGAGCTCGCAGAACTTATTGATCACCACGACACCTTCCTGAAAGAAATCTTCGGTGACCCTCTCGTTCCGCCATCCCCCCTTTTACAATTTGAAGAAAAACCCGACCACACACTCCCCCCACAATTAGAGGCAAGGCTCATAAGGCTCGAAAGCAGCATCAGAAAGATGAACGACTTTCAAATACACCAAGTGACAGTCCTCAATAAAGTAGTAGAGAGCATGGACAAAGCCTTCAAAGAGCTTTACCCACAAAAGCAAAGCCCATTCACCGAATTACGAATAGTAAGAGATGAAGAATAAACCCCATCAAGGCAAAATACTTTCAGACTACCTCCATACCAAGGGGGTGAAGGTGGGGGAGTTTGCCCACGCAGTGGGGTGCACCCGCCAAAGTGCGCATCGTTGGTTCAACCAAGAAGAACTCGACAACAAAGTGAAAAAAAGACTTTTTGGACACTTTGGAATAAACACCAGACTTTTTGAACCCGACAAATTGCCGACCCAAAGCGAGCTGAATGAAATAAAAGCCGACATTAGGAAAATGAAAAGAACAATGGACCAACTCCTTAAAATAATCAACAAAGCCAATTTGGTATGAGAAAACTTGCAGCAATACTATTGATCGTTACTCTTTCTTTCTCGTGCAATATTCAAAGTGGTCCAGGAGCCAAATTTATTGGTCATTGGGTTATGGCAAAGGATTCTCCCAATAGGGCTGAATTAGAAGCAAGCCCAAGTAATAAGGAGCTGACTGAACTGACATTCGATATTAAGAAAGATGGGTTGTTTTATATTGTTGATGTGCATTATCCACCAAACCATGATATTTCTAAAAACTTTGACGAAATGCACAAAAAAGATGGCTACGTCAGCGAAGATTTTAAAATAAACCCACTCATATGCCAACTATCTCCCGATAATTCAGCGCTTATTCCCACCAATCGCCTTGTAAGAGGTGACATTGGTTGGGGCTTTGTCTATAATTCCGACAACAAATCAATCATTTTTGGGCATTTTGGGTATTATGTAAAGGATTAAACCAATTGCCATCAATTGTGGTGTTGGATAGAATTGAATGTCTGCCTGATGTGCTTATAAAGTTTTCTTTTGGAGAATGCCCTCAAATATTGATCGACAACATCGAAGCAATGATTGAACAAAATAATCTGTAACATTTTATGTTACACTTGTAACTCCTTTTGTAACTTTGGGTCATGGCACCCAAGAAAGCAGCACCCAAAAAAACCAAGGCTAAAAGACCTCCGCTAAAGGACATTATTGACATTGAAATCCTTATAGCTGAGATACTTGAATGCAACTCTTATCGTAAGATTGCCAAGAAGTTTAGAGTGCCTCTGAGTAGCCTTGTTGACTACATTTCTAAGTCTGAACATTCCGCGCGCGTGCGTGAAGCCAAGCAAGCCAGTGCCGACATTTGCGCTGAAATGGCTCGCGATGTTTTGGAACAAGCCGAGGGGACAAAGGAGGAGATCATGCGCGCTCGTGAATTGTCACAATATTATAAGTGGAAGGCTGCCA